GTTGATAAAGTAGCTAAAGCTGCTATGGCTGGTGAAAAGACCACAATGGTTGGCGGTAAAAAAGTAGCTGTTAAAATGAGCAAAGAAAAAGCTCAGAAGATTGAAAGCAAAAAGCCAAAAAAAAAGTAACTGAAGCTAGAGTTGCACCATACGATAATAGAATGCCTACCAGGCATACGAATGCATCTGTAGGTGCACAGAACTTTAATTTGAACTCTCCTAAGAATCAAGTTGGCGGTGCTTATAGTATACAACCACCTAAAGCTGCAATTTTTAAACTACCTAAAGATAGAATTAAATTAAAAAAGAATCGTCTTAAGAAGAAGTTCTAACCATATTGGCTAGTTCAACTGCTCTACCTTTTACTTGTCTAGCCCAAAGACTGTTTAACATTTCTTTTGAAGCTAACTCAAAATCGTTTTTCAATAAAGCATCTTTCAATGCTTTAAACTGGGATAATTTATTATACCCTAAATTAAACGACATATCAATAATTGCTTTTTGTACGTTTAGAGGTAAACTACCTAAATTAGGTAAAAACTTCTCAGCATCAGCAAGAGCTCTATTAAAGTTAATTTCGTACAATTGTTTTATTTGGTTGTCGTTTAAATCTGTTTTACCTTTAACTAAAGCATTCACATCAACACCCATTTTAGCTAAAGTCTTTCTGTTGTTTATATCATCTAAATTAACACCAATACCAATGGTAGGATGATTTTTTGTATCTTTATATACGTGGTGAGCTAATTTTTCGTGTTTAACAATTTGAGGAAATAGCATATTTGATGTTACTTGAGCGTGCCCTACTGCAGGTGCACCTAATGCTAACCCAGCTGATAAAGCTGCTCCTTTTAAAAAGTTACCAATTCCTTCTTCTTGAATTTGGGTTTTATTAAAATGCTCTTTAAACGTCATTACTATTATATTTAAACAAACCTATCTATAAAGTACTTTGGGAGTTTGTTTTTATGTTTAACTACCTCTTCATATACATTAGCATCTAGTATATAGGTAACGCAATAGTCTTCTTTACTTCTAATACCTCTACCACAGGCCTGTACTAAATTACAAAGCATCTTATTAGTATACCAGGTAGGGTCTTCTTTAGCTAAACGTTGTATCCTTATGTCTCCTAAAGGTAGATATGCTGCTTTCACTATAATCTGAAACCTTGCATAATCATCTCTCAGGTCTACACCAAAGGTCATAGAGGGGCTAACAATAACAGTGGCTTCCTTTGACTTGAAATGATTGTCGAGAATAAGTTCATTCTTTAACTCTCCATCTCTGTATAAGAACCTCTTACCTTTGAGATTCCTTTGAAGCTCCTTAGTAATTTCCATGGTATGCGTATGTATTAGACCTTTATCATTTTTATGATCTTCGCATATACTCTCAATCTGACTTAGTAACTTAGGCATAAGCCTTTTTATGTTACCCTGGTTAAGCTTATTAGTAACGGAAACGTATATAGGAGCTTTCTTTGCATCAAAAGTACTATCTACCTCAATGTACTTGTATTCTTTAATGCCTAAAGACTTTGCATAATTTTTATGGTCAATAATTGTGGCTGACATTAATAGTACATTTTCAGCATAATCAAAAATATACTTTGAAAGCGTATTAACTCTAAGAGGTGTTAAACGTACTGTTTTATTTTCTCTTTGACATATATACTCACAACTACCCCACGTTTCATCAATTAAGATAAGAGTACGGTGTAAGTTTTTAAGCCAATTTAATTTTATTCTTTCGTTTATATTCAACGAAGCCGTCTTACTATTAAACCTATCAGTCAATGCCTCAATTTGTTCACTTACAGCAACCATTACACAGTTATGCCAGCGGTGCACATTTTCAGGTTCAGTATTATAGAGGTAAGGTACTTTTACGCCGTATAATTTCAATCTATCCGGGTCTATAAAAACTGAAAACTGTTTTACTAGTTCGTCTTCCAGTTCTGAAGCTTCATCACACACTATAAAGTTTTTACGTTTAACGTGCCCGGGTAATGCTAAAAACATTTTATAGTTTAGTACTGCAAAATTGCTTGTCAGTGCAATATTACGAGCATTATAATAAGGGCATAAATTTTTACTCCAACACCCTTCTTTCATCTTCGGAGTTATCATACAAGGTGCATTTTCTACGTCCACATTCACATCCACTGCACACTGATAATTGTTTTTACCTTTAAGTAAAGGAGTCTCTTCAAATAGCTTTTGATACTGATCTTGTAAAGACTTTGTAATAGTTAAAGCAAATGCCCCAAAAGGGGGCTCCTTCATACAATCAATCTCTTTAGTATAGTTGCCAACATAGTCCTGTTTAAATGCTTCGTATGTGTTAATTAAGTTTTTAAACTCAGCAGTACATCCTGTAGCCACATTACCCATTGTTTTGGATAAAAAGCTCTTACCTGAACCGGTAGGAGCACTGCATATGACGTACTTGTAGCCCTGAGCAAAAGCATCTTCAGCACGTTTAATTAACTCAATTTGCTGTTTGCTCGGATTGTATCCGTCCGGGAATCTTGAAAGGTATTTACTTAACACCCGTCTATTATATTAGTTAAGTGCAGATAAAACAACTGTTGAATTGTATAATTTATTTTTCTTTTTAGGTTTCAACAACAGTGCTTTATAATATAAGTCCATGTTCTTCTGAGAAAAGTCATCCAGTGTATATGAAAATACTAAACAGTTATGACCTTGCTCTACTTTAAAAGGATAAGGTATTTCAAATATCTTATTTGTATTGTTACTCTTAATAATGAAGTTGAAATAAAAATCTTTAAATCTAAAAATGAGAAGTTTACCAGATTTAATTGGCTTTTCTTTGTTAATAAAGAAAACTACTTCTCTTTGTAAAAAGTTAAAGATTAATTTTTCAGTTTCTTTATTCATGAATCCATGTATCCTATTTTTTGTTCAGGAGACATTTTTAGTAAAGTGTCGTTAAAATATTTCCAAAAGTCTTGTTCTTTAATCGTAGTAACAATGTCACAATTATCCATGCTTACCATTCTCCAGTCCTGCATAAAAATATCCCAAACTGGTAATAAGTTTTTTGCATCTGTGTTATATGGCATAGGACCACCTGCTGGTTTATAATTGAGTGCAAGTCTACCGTTTTCAGAATTTAAAATTCTGTCATCAAGAGTACATAGCATACGTCTCATAGGAGGTTTGCCTGGTTTTGGACGTCTTCTAATGAAAACAATCTCACAGACGTTTTCTCTTAGTACTGTTCTTAGTCCCTGCAATGTCGTTTTCATTAATAAAAGTTTCTGCTTTAGATTCCGTAGATACTTGCTTACAAATTCCGAATAATCTTTGTTCGTTTAAAAATACTCCTTTTTTAAGCTTACCATAACCTTCCACCTCAATGTTAGATACTGAAGCACCTTTATCATTTGGAAAGATTACTATGTCGCCTGGCTTGCAATACTTTACACTTGGTCCTGCTAAAATTACTTTAGCCTTTCTCCAAGCTTTAATTAAAGCGTTTGTTGGTACGAAAATTCCGTTACGTACTACTGCATCGCCTGAGTTATCACTAACTTCATCGATGAATTCTACTAGTACAATGTCATCAAAAATAAAAGATAAGGTGAAGTCTTCACCCATACCGAAATTACCTTTACCGTAAGAATCTAAGTCAATTAAACTCTTTCTCGTTTCTAATACGTCAACAGATACTTGTGCCATACAATTATTTACCAATAACGCTTAGAAGTTCAAGGTTTCTTTCATACTCAGCTCTACTCATAAACTCAGGTATGTAAGGTTTTTCTTTTTCTTCCTTATCTTCCTTCTTCACTTTCTTTAAATAGTTAATCTTTTTAAACTTTAGCTTAGGTAAGACGTGGTAAAGAAAATCATACTGTTCTTGCTTGGTAGAGAATAAGTTAGCATACCGGTTAGAAGTTTCATTTACATAGTTTGATACTTCATTTGAATAAAAAGATAACCATCTATTAACCATGAAGATACTAAACTGTGACTCATCATCACAGTTTAACTCTATCTTCTTCTTGGTGTTAATGATTGAACCTATGTAATCAAATATGGTCATTTCTTTTTTACTCTAGTTACTTGCCAGGTACCGTTAGGATTTTCTTCCCAGATAATATTATCATCTTCGTTTAAATCCATTTGCTGACAAAGTGCAGCTGGTAGTTGAATAAACATTTCTTTTGTCTTTTCATCTTTCTGCACCTCAACTAACCAGCCAACACTTGTTTTCTTCTTCATGCTATTACTTTTGTCGTTGCAATAAAGATGTCGTCATTTAACGCGTAAAACATATCAATAACGGTTTTCATAAACTGATCTGCTTGCTCATCAGTAAGTCCAGTACTATATGCAAAGTTAGGAGCCTTACGCCCGGCATTAATATTAATACCAGTATGTCCTAATGCAACATTATTCTTTGAAATAGTAATACTTACACTGCACTTACCTACCTTTTGAATTGACCCATCACTACCTTCAAACTCTGTATGTACTAAAAGATCGTCACCATCTACTTCAATAGGTTTTTTAATAATAGTATTTAAAATATTAGCAATTTGAGTATTAAAAAGTCTCTGATATGCAACTGCACCGAATGGATCTAAGTTAGGTATTTCCCAGCAAAAGTTAATTGCATCATCACTATAGATAAAGTCATTTTGCAAAATATCTTCACTATCAATCATACCATCAGCTTGCACATTCATAGGAGCTCTAAAAGCTACAATGTTACCGATTGGTAGGGTCTTCTTACGAAAGTAATTGTAAGCAAATCTCTTATGAATTAATAAACCGTCATAAACAGGAATGTCTTTAATAATCATACCTATATTATAACTATATTCCTGCAATATCTAGTAGTAGTAGTTAAATTTTATTTTCTTTTTCCCATGCATGTAAAGCTGCTGCAATTACTTGATGCATATCATAGTAACGATAATCTGCTAGTCTTCCACCAAACAGCACGTTTGTAGTATTATTAGCAAGTTCTTTATATTTACTATAAATTTCTGTATTTGTTTTGTTGTTTATGGGGTAGAGAGGTGTTAAACCACGCTTCCATTCTTTTGGATATTCTTTTGTAATTAAAGTATGTGAGGTATTTACCCAATCAAAATGTTTATGCTCAATAATGCGAGTATACGGCACGTTAAAGGATGTGTAATTAACAATAGCATTACCCTGGTAATCTTCAGTATGCAATACTTCATGTTCAAAGTTTGTAGTTCTATAATCTAGATCGCCAAATTGATAATTAAAAAATGCATCAATAGGACCAGTATACAGCACTTTTTTAGCAACTTTATTCCAATTATCTTTATCGTTTAAATAGTCTGTATTGAGTTTTACCTCAATATCTGTTAACATTTTTTCTATAATCTGTGTATACCCTCCTTTAGGCACTCCTTGGTATGTATCAAAATAGTAATTGTCATTAAAATTTAATCTTATTGGAATACGTTTTATAATAGATGTCGGTAACTCTTTAGGGTCCATTTTCCACTGTTTTTTGGTATATCCTTTTATGAACGTTTCGTATAGTTCATTTCCTATTTCATTTAAACACCATTCTTCTAAATTTTGAGGTTCTTCTATTTTTATTTTGTTTTCAGAAAGTTTTTAAATAGCTTCTTGGGGCGTCTTTACATTCCAAAGTTGATACAATGTAAACAAATTAATTGGAAAGGAATAAATTTTATCATTATAATTAACTTTTGGCCTGTTAATAAAGCTGTTAAAAGTAGCAAATTGGTTTACATAATCCCATATTTTTTTATTTGAGGTATGAAATATATGAGGCCCGTATTCATGAACATGAATACCATCCACACACTTGATGTAAATATTACCTCCAATATGTTCTTTTTTTCCAGTACTAAACATTTTTTACCTTTTTTATTAGCTTCGTAAGCAAAAACAGAACCATATAAACCTGAACCAACTATAAGATAGTCGTACATTTAAATTTTTGTTATGTCTATAAAAACACCGGGTATTACTTTAGATATGTTTCTTATATTTTTTAAATTATTAATATGTACACCATGTGATCTTAGATTATATTCAATTCCTATCCAGCCAAACTTATCCATGGTAATAATATTACTTGATTTGCTTAAAAAGCAAGCCCACCAAGACCAAGTACTGTTTGAACTTATTATGTTATCGTAGCCGTAAATATATTCAAAATCTTCTTTAAGTCCTAATGGTTCAATAAAATTACTTTCAAACATATTAATTTTTTTCAAATAATTTAGTTCATGCTCTTTTGTACAATTAATAGTAGTGCTTTTATTACTTGAAACAACAAATACTTTTTTACCTGGCATTTGCTCAATTGCTTTATTATACCAATTAAAATCTATAATTTCTGAATTATACCCTTCATGTGCAAAATCACCTAATCTAAAAAGTACTAAAGTATCATCATAATTTTTTTTAACTTCTGGAACGACAAAAAAAGTTCTGACCACGTCCTCGTAGTTATTAAACAGTTCAGCGTCCTGAAAATATCCTTCAACCACGTAATTATAATTAGGGTCCAAATCAATTACTTTAGAGCCATTTTTTTGTCTAAAATTATCGTATCCTTTATCACCAATTAAGATAATTTGACTTTTTTTAACTGAAGGTTCAGTATACTGCTTATGTGGGGTAGTCTGTACAATATTATCAAAACCAAAAGGTGTTGCTAAATTAATTTTGTTATGTTCTGCTAATAGTCTTGCAAAACTATACTGAAACATTCTATTGCCAAATTGGCCTATATAATTGATTGTTATCATAAATTATTTGCGTTCTAAAATATAATCTAAAACTGTGCTTTCAAAAAATGTCTTACAAAGTTCAGCATTAGGTATTACACAATGACCGCCAATTTTACTATCAACTGGAGGGTATAAAACTGGCCTATTAACATGTTTCATGCCAAGCTTCTCGTAACCATCATTGTAAGTTGTATTCCACTTTGTCATTACATTTTCAAACAACGCGTCCTGTTCTTTGCATAATCTGTTCACCTCATCATGCCATGCAATACAGAGCCCGTAATATGTGGTACATAAAATTTTAGCTAACTCAGTTGATTTGGTGCTTAAAATAACTTCATTTAAAATGCCCAATTCATCAAAATGATTTGATGCCTGTATTGCAGGTTGAAATGTTTCACTACCTACATATTTTACAAAAGTTTTCAATCCTTCATATAGTTTAGGATGGACGCCTCTTACAGGGCTATGTACAATATTATTATTACCTGTCTTTTCTATTACCTTTAAAGTTGTTCCAGGTATTACTGTTGAATGAATAATAGTAAGCCCGGGGGTTAAATTTTTAACAAAATATGAAACGATATCAACAAATGATTCATCCTTGTAAGGTATGCAAATGTTTAAAATATTGCAATTTTCTAAACCATCATCTCGTACAATATCTCTAACACGTAAGTCAAAATTTTTACCTAAATAACATTTTTCTAACGATGAACCTATTTCACCGTAACCTACTATTCCTATTTTTTTAGCATTTTGATTCATAATAACTAATTACATCGTTAATTAT